TCTAACAATACTATCCAAAGAAGACATTGAAAAGATTAAAGAAAAGTTACAAAAAGGTGGGAGAACTAAATGAGTAGCGAATTTAAAGTAAGTGACCAAACACAGGTATCATTACCAATTAAAAACATAGTAGCTATTGTATCTGCTGTTGTTGTAGCGGTATGGACCTATTTTGGTATTGTTGAAAGACTCAATAAACTTGAAACTAATGAAAAATTAATGGCACAAGACCTTTTAAAAAAGGCAGAACAAACTCCAAAGAATCAAGAAATGTATATGTTAATTGAATATCAAGCTAAATCAATAGACAAACATTCAAAACAATTAGAGGAAAATGTTCACACAAAAGTATTAATAGCTCAATTAGAAAAGAAAGTTGATAAATTAGAAAAAGAATTAGATAATTTAAGAGGTAAATAATGGCTGAAGTAATATTTGCTTTACTTATGTTTCTTAATGGTAAATTAGAAAATTACTCTCCAAAAGTAAATCTTGCAGATTGTTTAGAACAAAAACGTAAAATAGAACGTAGTGGTGTTAGTGATACTATGAGAATAGAATGTAAACAAGTTGAAGCAGTTGTTGAGACTGATAAACACGGTATCAAAAGAATTAAAGAGATCAAATAAAGGTGGTATAAATTAATGAGTGAGAATATAAAATGGTCAATCGAGGATATGTTAGAGGTGACCATCAAACAACCAGATGATTTTTTAAAAGTAAGAGAGACACTTACAAGAATAGGTGTGGCATCCAGAAAAGATAAAACATTATTTCAATCTTGTCATATATTACATAAACAAGGTAAGTATTACATTACACACTTTAAAGAATTATTTGCACTTGATGGAAAAACTGCGACTCTTTCAGAAAACGATATACAGAGAAGAAATACAATTGCAGTATTATTACAAGATTGGAGTTTAATTGATATTGTAAATAAAGAAAAGGCAGAAAACAGAGCGCCTTTAAGTCAGATTAAAGTGTTACCATTTAAAGAAAAAAAAGAATGGAATCTTTTAGCAAAATATAATATTGGTAAAAAAATAGTAAAAGAAAATGAGAATACAAGCGATGGTGAATAGATGCAAGTTCCAACATTTAGAGATTTTATAACCGAGGTAAAAAAGTCTGACGACGAACCAATTACGGTTGTTGTTATAACTAAATCTTCGCCTAAAGTAAGACAACAAAAAACAGGTAATCGTAAAGGTAAAAAAGAAATTACTGTAAGTTTTATAGAACGTTCTTGTAAAAAAAGAAAAATACCTTGTTTCATAATTAATACAAAACACTCCATTATTACTGATAAAAACGAAGAAAAAAATTCATTAACCATTTATAATTTTGATGGTCAAGATGGTGAACAAACTTTTATTGGTCGAAATACGATTGTAATTACACGAGCTGGTGCCATTGAAGATGAGGCGGGTCTATCTTTAATTTCTGCCTTTCAAAACTCTGGTGCCTTTATGTTAAATACGAGAGCCTCAATGTTAACCTGTGATAATAAACTTACATCTGCATTATTATTTGATAAGTTTAATATACCTACACCAAAGACGGCGTTTGTATCAAATGAAAAAAATATTGACAGTGCTTTAAAAATGATTGGTAATAAGTTCCCAGTAATTGTAAAAACTTTAACAGGTACACAAGGTATTGGTGTAATTAAAGTTGATAGTTATGATTCACTTGTATCAGTAATACAAGCTCTTTTTAAACACGACGCAGAATTATTAATACAAGAATATATGGACACAGACTTTGATATAAGAACCTTTGTCGTAGATAATCGTATATTTGCTTGTACAAAGAGAGTAAAGGCGAAGGGCGAATTTAGGTCAAACGTACATAGAGGTGCCGAGGCTGAACCTTACACATTAACTAAAAAAGAAATTGAAATTATTTTAAGAGCGGCTCGTGCTTCAAAGGCATATATTGTGGGTGTCGATCATATAATTTATAAAGACAAAGTTTATGTGTTAGAAATAAATGGTTCGCCAGGTACGGGCGCTGATTACGAAGGATATACCTATGAGGATTATGCAGATTTACCAAATAGTACAGGACCAATTAAAGGTAAACAATTAGTAGATAACATTATAGATTATATTTCAAAAAGAAAAAATTGGGATAGACAATCAATCATTGAAGTTGGTTACATTGAGACTGTACATCTTTCATTAATTGGTAATGTTAGAGCAAAATTAGATACTGGTAATGGTGCAGCCACTTGTGCCTTACATGCTGAAAACGTAGATATAAAAGATGGTAAAGTAAATTGGAAATATAATGGAAAATCTTATACAAGTAAGTTAGTTGGTAAGGCAATGATATTTAGAGCAAACACAGATGATGAAGACGGAGAAGAAAGACCTGTTATAAAAATGGATTTAACTTTTAATGGTTTTACTTATAAAGACATTGAATTTGGTTTAGATGAAAGAAAGCGATCTCAAAATGATTTACTTTTAAATAGAGAAATGATACGAAAATTAAATGCTTCAGTAAATCCTAATAGAGAATTTGTACTAAGTAGAAGAATTAAACCTATTGACAAAAAATAAAAAGTAGTATATTATATTATTATGAGTGAAGTAAAAATTTTTAGATTATCCACAGGTGAAGATATCATAGGTCAAAAGTTAGAATCAAGTAAATCTGAACATTTAACTCTTAAACAAACGTTTGTGATTGTGCCAATGCAATCTAAACCAGGTGGTCCTATACAATTAGCACTTACACCATACTTACCCTATGCAAAAGATGATACGATACATATTAATAGTAATATGATTATATCAGAGGTAGACCCAAAAATAGATATAAGAAATTCCTATAATTTACATTTAGGCTCAGGAATAGTAGAAATAAAGAAACCTAGACTTATTGTTGACTAATGGTTAACGTGTACTTTGTACGAAACGGCTCTAAAATAAGAGTTGAGGTACCGATTGGTACGACACTTATGGAAGCGGCAAAGCATTTTAGTAAAGTACCAATTAACGAGATACCTGGTGATTGTTGTGGAAGTTGTGCCTGTGGAACTTGTCACGTTTACATAGATGAAAAATGGTACGATAAGATAGAACCTATGAATGTAAATATGGCCGAACAATTAATACTTGATTTTAACAAAAAATTTGTTAAACATAAAAGTCGTTTAAGTTGTCAAGTGACATTAAAAAAAGAACACGATGGTATTGTCGTACATCTGGTGCAAAATGATTAATGATTTTGAAACCTTTAAATAAATTTAAGGCGGCGGATTTTGTATTTACAAGACACTATTCTGCAGTTATGCCTAAACTTACTAAACACTATCTTGGTTGTTTTTTAAAAGACGAACTTGTTGGTGTAATTACTTTTGGTTGGGGAACAAGACCAAAACATACTATACAAAAATTGTTTCCAGATTTAGATACTAAAGATTATTATGAAATAGGTAAAATGTGTATGGACGATAAGATGCCTAAAAATTCAGAATCACAATTACTATCACATTCTATTAAATGGTTAAAAGAAAATACTACTATTAAATTTTTATACACTTGGGCAGATGGTCTTGTTGGAAAACCTGGTTATGTCTATCAATCTGCTAATTTTTTATATGGTGGATACTCTATGACTGACATTTATGTTACTGAAAAAGGAGAAAAGGTACACCCTAGAACTATACAAGGACAGTTACCAAATACAAAAAATAGAAAATGTGGTATGAGACCAAATCCGCAACAATTAATAGACTTAAAATTAAGTAGAGTAAAAGGAAAACAATTTAGATACATTTATCCTATGACTAAAAAAGACCGTAAGTATTTGAAAAAATCAACTGTTGATTGGTCATTAAATTACCCTAAAAGTAAAGATTTACTATGGTATATAAAAAAACCAGGAGAATCTGAATACAAAAAAACAGAGACAATGCCATTTGTATTATCAAAAGAATTAGTGTATAATAAAAAAAATATTAATATGTATAGAAGTGAAGGTAATTTAAGTGAATTTTTATAAATCAGTTATAGAATATAA